GCTGCGGGTAGCAAGGACGATGGCTGCGAGCCTCCACAGAGCGCCGATGACTTCTTGATGGAGCTTCAGGGCGTTATTCGACCGAAAGCCCTTCCAGCGCCTCCAGAATCGAAAATGCCAGCAAACGCTCCTGTAGTGGAGTATCTGGACGTTGAGGTCTAATGTACGCAGAGAGCAAAATTCTTGAGAAGCTGGATCGCTTCAAAGAGAAGTACGGATGGATGCCGGAACAGCACTCCGTCGAGGAAGTTGATCGCGTCAATGATTTCTTCAAGTCGCTATACGTCTTAGACAAGAACGGCGAAGAATATTTTGACGATTCACAATGGACTCCTCGCCTCAAGCGGTGGGTAGAGAACGAACGAGCCCTTTGTGCGATGGACTTCGAATATTACGTGACTCGCTACCACTACATCGCGGCGAAGAATGACATTTTCCGTTTCAAATTCAGGGGGGGGCAGAGAGTTCTTTTTCAGGTGATTCAGGACTTAGAGAAGCGCGACCACTCAATTGAGATTCAATTGTTGAAAGCTAGGCAAGGTGGCTTCTCCACATTCACGGAAGCGATGATGACTCATCGTGCGCTGTTTACTCCCGGAGTGAAGTGCGCCATTGCCAGCGTTGACGACCAGAAAACCTCCGAGATGATGACGATGATGTACACCGCGCTTGAGCATATTCCGTGGTGGCTTCCTCCAACTCAAACCAAGGACAAGCGAAGCGGCAGGGCGTTACTTGGATTCGAGCGCATCGGTTCGTCTATCGTGATTCAGTCGGGATCAATGCGTACTGGCATCGGGCAAGGCACGACACCGACAGCTATTCACCTTTCTGAGGTGTCGGACTATACCGATGCGCTGACGCAGATTGAGGAAGGTTTATTCAAGGCCGTTCATCCCGGCCCACATATTTTGATGATTCTGGAGTCAACAGGAAATGGCAATGCAGGATGGTGGGCAAATCAGTGGAGAGCGAACAAGGAAGGGTATTTCAAGGGCCGCGAAAGGCTATACCCTCTCTTTATTCCGTGGTTTCTTACGCCGGAACTTTATCCCAGCGAAGATTGGATCAGGGAATTTCCGATTCCGACGGAGTATGGCCGGTGGGAGCCAAACGAAAACACACGGAGAACCATTGTCAAGTGCGAGGCGTTCGCCCGAAACTCTGAATCCTTAGTGCGTGTGGTTGGAAAGAATTGGGCGATGCCGCGTGAGCAGCAGTGGTTTTGGGAGTTCAATTACGAGTCTGCCCTACGCAGGAGAACGGAGAAGTCATGGCTCAGGCATATGCCGTGCGATGACTACGATGCGCTGATTGGAGAAAACGATTCCGTATTTGATTGGGGAACTATCTATAGTATCCAGTCCTCTCGAAAGAAATCTGTTGAGGTGTATGCTGTCATTGGCGACGGTATTGCCGAGAGGCATGAACCTCCTCCGATTGAAGCATCCGATGGTCGCAGAATCATTATCCCCTGGAAGACTCCCGGCGATGTTCGGCTGGAGTGGATACTGCTCCCATTGAAGGGTGAACCAGAAGAATCAACATTTAAACCGCTGAAGAAGCTCCTGATCTATGAGCACCCCCAAAAGGGCGCAATGTACTCCATCGGGGTTGATCCCGGCACGGGCGTCGGCGGAGATCGAACGGCGATCAATGTGACACGCACGGGCTATGACGCTCTGCCGGATACCAACGTGGCTGAGTTCGCCTCCGACGATATTTCCAACGTGGAAATCTATGTGTGGGTTGCTGCCATGACCGCCTATTACGGGCAGTACATGGAAGACTCGCAACCACGCATCGTGATTGAGCAACGCCGTAAGTATGGCGACTCCTGTTATCACGCGCTGAAGCTGCACGGTTTTCGCAATCATCACAAGTTCCGCGAGTACGACAAGAAGACGCTCCGCCCGGTACAGCAGAGTAATCAGCGTGAGGGATGGTTCACGAACGCATGGTCGCGCCCGCTGCTTCTCGGCATGTTCAAGTATGCCGTCGATAACGGATGGTATGAAGTCAATTCTCGCTGGCTTTTGGAAGAGATTGAGGGTTTGGAGCAAAAGACGACAGAGAGCGGCGCGACGCGGATGGATCACATGCAGGGAAAGCACGATGATCGCATCTTCGCGGCGGCAATGGCCTACTTTACGCTGCACGATCTTGACGTAATGGCAGAGCGAGCGAAGAAGAAATATTCCCATGGCGATGATGAGCCGATGGAGATTGATTTACGTCCGTGGTATCCCACCGTGGTAAATTCTGGAGCGGAGGACTTTTTTGAGCAATTCTCGGAACGCTGAAATCAGGGAACAAGAGCGCGTCGTCTATTGGGTCAATATGGCCGGAGAGATGATGATTGCTCCCGACTCCCGAATGAAACCATTCATCGGGTGGAATAGGTTCGAGTGCAGAACCAAGTCCGAGATTGAGCAGTTCTCGCGCCGATTTTCCAAGCAGGAATTCGAGAAGTTCCGTTCCATGAAAGTCGAAGAGCATCTACGTTCCAAGGCAAAGCGCGATACCCTGCGAGCGAATTGCGAACTGCGTCTTGCCAAGGGATGTATCTCGGCGGCGGACGAGTATGTTACTCGGCAAACGTTGAAAAGTCTCGACGCTAAGGATCAGATGCTCTATGATCTGTTGGCAAAGGAGCCGGACTTGTCGCGTGGATCCTTGATGATCGAAAGGTATGACCACGAAAAGGTTGTGTCGATTTCTTCCGGCAAGCGCCGTGGCTTAGCCGATGAGGATGTGAGCGTGGTGGCACGGTTGGCCGAGGAGACGAAATGAAGCAGCCCGATTCTCACTGGCAACCGCCGCCGGATAATGGCCGCGATAACGCTCAGGCTCGCCAAGCATGGGTCAATGACATTGTTTCCTTTGGCGAACAGTACAACGCCTCGCTCCTGAACGCGCATGACATTGGTCGCGCCATCGACATGATTTCCGGTCGGGCCGGAAGAAAGGTGGGCGAGTCCCGCTCTGACCTGACAAGCAATCGTGGCAAGCGGGCGCTACGGGAAGTTGCCGCCAACATCGCAGACATTCGTGCCATTGATGCCTACTACACAGAGAATCCAGCATTCAAGGATTTTCTGGCAATGGCGAACAAGGTCTGGAAAGCCGTTCACTACGAAGGAAAGTTTTCAGCATCCCTCAAAAAAGCGGCACAATGGCTTATCGCTGGCGGATACTCCTACATCTCGCCGGTCTATCGCAACGTCGCGCTTAATTCCAAGTCGCGCAAACTCATCACCTTCGACACGTATTCCTGCAACGACTGTTTGCCATTCCAGTTACCGGACGACAACAATGTGCAGGGTGCCTATGCGTGGACGCGCATTCGGTTCATGCCGGAATATGAAGCTCATGCGAAGTTCCCAAAATTCCAGTCAAAACTACGGCCAATCGCCCGCCGAAGGTATTCCGGGAACGCCGCCAAAGATCGTCTCGCGCTGGCAGAAAGATTCCGCGCTGCCAATATCGACCCCATCGTGCAAGGAAACTGGTCGGCGCAGATGGACGAGATTCGCTATACGACGGTTCGTGATTTGAGTATCAACGAAACCAAGAAGCCGGTTCCCATGGGAGCGCCCGGTTCGCTGGAATCCTACGTTGTCCCCTTTGTCGGGATGGATATTCCCACGGCGGAGTTTGGTTCCGATGGTCATCGGAAGACTCGTAAGGCCAAGGAAGAGGACTGCTACCTGTATCCCAACCTGCGCGAGATTATTAGCCAGTCGGGGATGCAGCAGCCGATGTATGACGGCCCCGCATTTGCTTGGCACGGGATGCACCCACTGGCGCGATTCAGTGCCGATGAGTGGCCGTGGGAGGCTGGATACTCCCTTGCGGCGGATATTATGTCGCTCTCCGAGACGCGGCAGAACTTCATGCGCGGCGTAGACCAGACGGCGAAGCAGCGTTTCGACCCAGCCATGATCTATGACAAGAACGCTGGATTGAACCGAAAGACGATGGAGCAATTTGATCCCTATCAGGAACGGGCGCGTCTCGGAATTGATGGCGAGGTCAGCGATAAGATTCTTCGGACAATGCTGCCGCCGGAATTGATGAATGTCCCTGAGTGGGCCTTCGCATGGGAAAAACTGCTTGACGCTGATTCCGACTATATTCTCGGCCTTGATGCGATGCAGAACCTTGCCAAGTTGAAGGCTGCTGCCGCCGCTGGAAACGCCGTGGAGCAGGCTATGGGTGATACTGGCCCCATCGTCAAAGACATCTCGCACAGCATGGAAACCCCGATGCAGGACATCATGGAAATGGTTCTGTATCTCGTCCTGCAATACTATCCAACCGGCAGGATCATGCAGTACGTCGGCCCGGACGGAGTATCACTTCAGACCTTTGACCTTGACCCGGCGAGTCTCGTTCCTTCTCATGGCCCGGATGAAGACATTGCAAAAGGCAAGAGCATCTATACGCGCATGGAGAGGGTTAAGACATTCGCCTCGAATATTCATGCACAGATTACCCCCGGAAGTCTTCACGGGATCGTCCAGACGCCTCAGAAGCTCCTCTACATGCAACTCCAGCGAGCGGGCTTCATGATTTCTTCCGAGACGGTTGCACTGGCGATGGACATACCGAATTGGGGAACACTGGAAGGC